GCTCCCACTTCTAGTGATTCTAATCCTGTTTTCATATAATTTTTAAGTTAGTTTTAAAAGCAGGAATTTAACCTGTGGTTTCTTACATTACCTGTTTTTGTCAGGTAAATCAAGCTATGTTGTAACTGTTCTTTTCCTTACTTCAAGAGAAGATAGCACCACATGTAGCCTGTTTGCTGTGGCTGCTGTTACTTTTAACACTTCACTCTCCTCCATTACTAGAGGTGCTGTCAGTAATTCTACTGTTGTATTAGCACTAATTGCTTTAGTCTTAAACAAACTAAATACAGCGTCTGCTGTGTCTGTAATAGTTACTGTTAATGTATCAGCGTTTCCAGAATCTTCAGATACTATAATAGATTTTATAATAGCAGTTGTAGCACTGGGTACAGTATATAACGTTGTAGCACTAGTTGTTGTTAAGTCTACTTTTTTATTTATAAATGTATTAGCCAAAGTAATATGCCTCCGCTTCTGCTTCTTCTTTTATATCTTGTTGAAATGTTGTATTTAATTTTTGCACAATACTATCTATATCTCTTACAAATGATTGTTGTATCTGTTGATCATACTCTTCGTTTGGTTGTGTAAGTGATTGTACAATTCTAGCCATTATCTTCTTCCGTCCGGTTGATAGTCTATTCTAAAAGTACCTAGTTTCCAAAACTGGCTTGTACTACTATTAGATACTTTTAATGCAATTGATCTAGCTCTAGCACGTGTGTCTATTTTTTGTGTGCTTGAGGATACAGTAAATGGCCCAAGTGATGAACTAGCTGCAGTATCATTAGGAAAATCTTTTAAATTTAATGTAATAACACTATCTCCTGTTTGTGATAAAAAATCTGGTAACACTCTTCTTATTTTCATCATAAACTCACCATCACCCTCTAATCCTTGTTGACCTATGTCAAAATCTCCAGATTGTATGTTTGCTGTAATAGAACTTGTTGCTCCTTCTTTAACTTGATCTAATCCTTTTTCGTGTTCAAAGTATGTCGATGTTCCATCTGTACAACCAATAACATGATTAGTATTTGTTGTAGCTGTTGTAGCACTTGAATTATATTCTGTTGCATGTGGTTGACCAAACACTGCAGAATCTTGCCATGCAGATCTTGCAAGTGTTCCTACTGTCCACACCGGTCTTTCAGCTGTTGAATCAAGATAGTTATAACAAACCATACGGTTTACGGTCCCTGATCCAGAGTTAGGATAAAACCACATAACTTCACCAAACAAATTATTTAAACCTACGTTAATGTGTTGTTTTGGAATTGTGTTAATATCATCGTAGACATGATCTTCAACTAAACATGCAAGTGATTCTAATTTACCTGTGTATCTAAAAAAACCATTTTCTGACATCCAATACGCTGTACCATCAACTTCTACTGCTGCATTCTTACCAATCAATCCACAATTAGTACCAACTTGTTGAAATGAAAATGTAAAAGGTGCACCAACAAATCTCATAATAAATAATGCTGTATCAGTCCATACATAGATTGCATCACGTCCACGGATTGCTCCTACAATTTTAGATCCATCTGCAAGTCTTTGAGTACCCGCTGTGTTAACAGCACTGGGTGCGTAAGAAGTTGTTGAGTCAATATTTTCTTGATCAGAAAATCTTATAAACATTTCATCTCTTGTAGATTTAGTTCCAATTGTAGTTTCTGTTCCAAAAAATATTAAGTGTCTATCGGGAGTTGATACTAAACTAAAAGCTGATGATGTTGGAGCATTAGGAAGTAAAGTTGCTCTTGTGTTATTCGCTGTTATAGGATCTGAATCCCATTCAAATGTTTCTCCCCCTGATATAGTTGCAATAAGTTTGTTACCAAAATTATCTAATGACCATAGTCCAGGTGCAGTTACAACGTCACCAGAAGCTGCAGCATTCCATGCAAAAAAGTTTGCTGCATCGGTTACGGTTGCACCACTTGAGTGTATTGCGGCTGTTGTGCCTAAGGCTCCTCTTGTTAATCCAGATAATGTACCACCACTATTTCCAGTGTACGTAATTAGTTCAGAACCAATTTGCACTGTACCTGATGATGGAAATGATGTTGAACTTGCCATAGTCAATGATGTAACTGATGCATTTATTCCTGATGAAAGTGTTGATGTAAATTGTCCTTGTGCTACACCACCCCAAGATCCAAGACCCCAACCAGTTGACGCAACTTCTACTGCTGGTCCAACAGAATAATAAAGTTTTACTCTAATACCACCAGAAGTAGTTGCTCCTGATCCTGATTCATTAGAAGCTAAAGTAATTGTTAATGTAGTAGTTGTTGGTACAGATGTTACTTGAAACCTGTTGTCATTAAAATTTCCTGATAAAAAACCAGAGTTAGTAATACTTGTAAAATTATCTAATAATATAATATCACCTTTGTTTGCATTGTGAACTGAAGCAAAAGTTATTGTTACAACTGCTGATCCATTAGTTGTACTAAAAGCATTTGTTAAAGTTGTTGTAGATTTGATTGGATGTATGTCATAAAAAATACCACCAGAGTATGCATACAATATTCTATTTGTACCAAGAGCTGCATATTTAATACCACTAGCATTTACAAAATGATGTAGTGCTGTATTACGACCTGTAATATCAACTGATCCTAATTGAGCCCAACCACCTATTTTTTCTGGTGTACCATATCTAAATCTAACATTATCACCATCAACCCATTGACCTTCACCACCAGTTGCTGTGACTTGTTTATTAAATCCAGGTGCAAATTTTACTTTTTGTAGCATAATTATCTTGCCGTTGCAGGCACTCCTGTTGATGTTACAAATGGTTGTTCAGCGAAAGCCATGTAGATGTATGTATCTCCAGATTTATTTATATTCTGGTGAGCCGATCTAATTTTAACACCATTAGAAACAAATTCTCCAATAGAGTTTGTGTCATCACTTTCAACAGTATTTGCATGAACATTTAAATTTCTTTGAGAGCCTCTATTAAAAGGATCTCTTTTATTATCCAAAATTTTCCATTCCTCACCTGCTGAGGTTGAAGATTTGTAAATAAAAAATGCTGGCTTAAATCCGGTATAAATAAATGGACCGTCAGCATTACCATTACCTATGTAGAATCCAAATTTTGAGTAGCCTTTTATATCTGCGAAGCAGTAGGCTATCATAGAATTTCCATTACCATTTCCTTCTTGTGCAGATCCAGGTGTAAATACAGAAGAAGTTGGAACAACTTTAAATCTATCTGGATCGCCACTTCCAGCAGCATTAGTTAAATTTAAAAATAAAGGTGCTTGAGCACCAGTGCTTGCATGATACACCATCCAATTATTTGTTGCAGAACGATTTTTTAATATAATCATTTTTGGAACAGAACCTAAACCATGAGCAACTGTGTTATCAGCATTAGCATTTCCAGTGTAAGAAATAATACTAAACCCAGCAGCTGTACTTACACTTCCAGCACTATCAATATTTCCTATTCCTGTTGCACTTGCGTCATTGGTAAATGATGTTCCAGCTTTCCAGTTCCATGATACATGACTATTATTTGGTGCATTAGAAGTTGTATCATTTCCTAAAGTAAAACCATTTGAATTAAAAGCAGTTAAGGTAGCAGCTACTGTTGCTTCTGCACCATTAGTATTTGATGGTATTCTTTTAGTTACACCTCTAACAGAATCAAATAAACTATGATTGTAATTATCTTCTCTATTTTTAATCCAAACCCAATCTGGTTGCATATCTGTATTACCATCAAAAGTAACTGCAAGTGTATTTTCATTTCCAGTAAAAATTTTTGTCTGAAAATATGCTGTTGGATCGTCTATTGTTGTATAATTTGCCATTTATCCCCCATACTCCGCTAGGTTTTTAGTGCATAGTGCAAAATATCCACTAGGTACTGCATGAGCAAAATTTCCAAATCCATCACCATCTGTTTCACCACCACTCTCACTATAAGGTGGAGAACCAAAGTTTGCTGAAAAAACTTTAACACCACCAGAAGAAATAGTTGTGGCACATATATAATATGGTTGTCCAGCAGTTATTGCAACTGCACCAGTACCACTTGCTCCACTTGTAGGATCACCACTATTTTGAAAAGCACCATCTTTAGACCAGTATAATTTTAAGTTATCCATATCAACTGCAATTCCTATTATATTATTATTGGTATATGTAGCGTCTGTTCTAATTGTAGAATTATTATATTGTTTTACTAATCCACCAGAGCCATAAGAAAAAGCATTTGTATAAGCACTCATAGCTTTTGAACCTGTACTTGCTAAAAAAGTATCTGCACCAACAATTCCAATAGAAACATCTGTACTACCATTATGTCCAGATACAGCTTTAAATTCTGCATACCATTTACCAGAACCTACAGCGATAGTAGAAGCTGTTGTTTTATAATCAGAAGTTCCAGGTGTTATGGTAAGATTGCCATCTGAATATGCTATGTTATCACCTAAATTCTGCAAAGGATTTAATGTTGCAAAATTATTTGCGCAAGTATCAATAGATTGATCTATTGCTGTAAGGTTATTAACTGCAAAGTGATTATCTTCTCCACTTGTGTCTGCACCCATACCACTACTGTTTTGACTTGTTCCAGCTTGTTTAAATTCTAAATAATATCCATTGTCGCCAAAAGTTAAACCAGATACATCTATTGGTTTCCATATTCCACTATCACTATCAAATTCTCCTAGATCAGTATTTGCTTGTTGAGTTCCATCAACAAAAACTACTTCAGACATATAGCCATCAAAATA